AACATCACATTTGAGGTGCCTGATTTTTTGCCGTATGTGGATGCAGCCCAACGAAAGTTTCTTAGAAAATACCTGGGCGATGCACTTTTAAGTGCATTGGATGCCTGGTATAATACTGATCCTCTTACCAGCAATCCACATTACTCTGCCCTGCTGCCATACACACAAAAGGCTGTAGCGCAGTTCGCCTTTTCTATGATGACTCCCGATCTGGACTTGCAGGTTACCGAGGGAGGGTTTGCCGTAATCAGCAATCAGCAATTTGCCCCTGCCAGTAAAGAACGGGTAAAATCATTTCATGATAACCGGGCAGAGTTAGGTTGGTTTTGGATTGAAGAAATGCTGCGCTTTTTGGAGCTCAATAAAGCAAACTATGCAGCTTGGGTAAGTTCGTCCGGATATACCCTGAACAATCAGCTTTTCATCAACTCAGCCGAAGAGTTTGATAAATATGTAAATATTGATCAAAGCAGGCTCACTTACATGCGTATGTGGCAGGAAATAGCCAACATTGAAAACCTTGTTGTGGTTCCCGCCATCAGTCCGGAGCTGGCCACGCAAATAAAAACGCAAGTAACTGCAAATGCTGTTAGCCCGGCCAATAAAAAAGTACTAGACCTGATAAGGCCTGCCGTGGCATATCTTACCAAAGGAAAGATAGACGGAAGCCGGGAACAATACGACACCGGTTATAATTACATGATTCAGGCCCGGCAGATCATGGATGCAAACATATCAGACTATCCGCTGTATGAGCAATCTTCCACCTATCAGGCCGGAGCAAGCTACAATCGCTTTGAAAATTCAGATAATAACGGATTCTTTCTGGCCGGTGGAGGGGCTTCTCTGTGAAGCAGCTACTGATTAATCATCATCGCTTCGAAAATCCATCCAAGTGGGATGAACTCAATGCCGACTCGTTGCGTAAAATAGCCTTGCTTAGTGTAGAGCAAATGCCTGCCTCTGAATTTAAACTCAAAGTGCTGATGGCACATCATGGGTGGAAAGCATCAGGCAAAAAGAGAAAAGGTGAATACATGGGCCAAAGCACATTTCTTATTGAAATTAAACCCCGAGAATTTGCCTGGATTACAGCAGCCGATCTTGCTTTTCTTTCCTCCTCGTTTGATTTTTTGTTTGAGGAAGTTACCGGAAAAGATAATCAGGTGCACTTGAAGATATCAAGCCAGCTGAGCACCAATAAATTTCCGGAAATTATCATTGATAAAGTAACGTATGCCGGACCGGCTGACAAGCTTACCAATCTGGTTTATAAAGAATGGGAATTGGCAAATACCTTTTATTACCGATTCCAAAAGAGCCAGGATACAAAATACCTGGATCTCTTTATGGCTATCATGTACAGAAAAAAGGCACTGGAACCAACGGATGAAGCGTATAAAGGAGATTGCCGGGAGCCCCTGAATGAATACCGTTTAGATGAGGATGCTAAAATAGTTTCTGCCATTCCTGGAGAACTGAAGCTGGCCACCTTGTTTTTTTGGGAAGGATGCTGCAAGCTGCTTTCATACAATTACCCCAATACTTTCGGCGAACCGGATGATGATAAACCGGCTTCAGATCCGTTTCAGCAATTCCAGATTTTAAAAGATCGCCTTTCAGGAGGTGATGTAACCAAGGTTGCTGAGATAGATAATATCTATCTGTACACGGTTTTACAGAGAATAGAAACCGCCCGGAAAGATGAAATAGCGGCTCAGAAAAAACTAAAATCAGCTAAAACAAATGTTTAACTTCACAGCATACTTTGAGGCCATGGCCGCCAATCTGGTGTTACTGGGAAATGGTACAGCCGATGGCCGTTTTTTTGTTGCCGACAGCATTAATAACATGGAAGGCTTGCTCATGGCTACCAGAACCATGAAGTTTCCATGCATTGTTGCCATTGATAACGACGAAAGCCGATACGTAGAAAGGCTGGCTGATAATGTGCAGGAAACCAAGTTTTACACCTTCGGGCTTTTTAAAAAAGCCCGGAACCTTGCACCGACTGATAAAATGCAGGTAAAGGCAGACCTGGATGTGGTGATGAAAAAAATAGTTGCCAAAATGAAACGGGATAAGGGCAGAGCCATGAACGGACTTCGTGATCTGGACATGAACAGTTTTTCCTTTTTTGAAGTGCCGGCTATAGGTGATAATATCATTGGCAAAATGTGCACGTTTACCGTGTTAACCAGTGCAGAACTCAACATACAACCACACGACATCATTCAAGACTTTAGCATATAACCTCTATCATGAGCGATATTAAGCTTACCGTAGAAGAATGGGCAGAAATTGTGGTGAAGATCTGGGAAGAGAAAATGTTCCAGCTGGGAATATCTGATACCTTTCAGCTGGCCAATTCATTTGCATTTCATGTTATAGGCAATGCCGGTGGCGATGTACAACGCATTGAATTTGCGTTTAACTATTACGGTATGTTTGTGGATATGGGATTAGGCCGTGGCATGAAGCTGGCTGACAGATTCGCTGGTTCCAAAAGACAGCGTAAACCGTGGTATTCAAAAACTTTTATGCGTGAAGTTAAAAAGCTGGGTTATATCATTGCTGAAAAATACGGATACATGGGAGCCATTACCATTGTAGACGGAATAGAAGGAAAGGCCGATTAGCGCTGTCCTTTTTTTAACTACCCTTCCACACGATTTTTGGGCTTAAACATTCCTCATGGCCCGTCAGGTAGAAACCGCAAATGCAGTAGTTAATCTGGATGGCAGAAATGCCGAAAACCAGCTCAAAGAACTTAAACAGCGAGCTGCTGAAGTTCGGAAAGAAATGATTGAACTTGGCAAAGCCAACGATAAAGCCGGATACGATAAAAAGGAAAAGGAACTGAAGCTGGTAAACCAGCAAATGCGCCAACTCAAACAGGAAACTTTCAACGTGGCGCAGGTAATGAAAAACCTGAACGGTGCCAACCTGAATGACTTACAGCGAAGCCAACGCGCCATTACTGCCGAGCTTACAAAAATGACCAGGGGAACAACAGAATATGTTGCCAAATCAAAACAGCTTCAACTGGTACAAGCCGAGATTCGGAAAGTAAGAAATGAAATGAACGGCATGGCCGCTTCCCAATCCGGGTTTTTTTCGCGCATGACCGATGGATTTAATAAATACTTCGGCATTGTTACAACGCTGGCCGCTTCTCTTACCGGCATTGTTTTTTCATTCAAAAAAACCACCGATGCTTTTAAAGAATACGAAAAATCGGTAGATGAACTCAGCTCTTTGACCGGACTTGTAGGTGATGACCTTGAATGGCTCAGCACCCAGGCCAAAGAGCTTTCTACCGGTATGCTGGAAGGAAGCATCCGGGTTACTGCCAGCGCCCAGGACATTGTAAAAGCATTTACCCTGGTAGGTAGTGCCAAACCAGAATTGCTTGCCAATAAAGAGGCACTGGCAGAAGTTACCAAGCAAGCCATCATACTTTCTGAAGCTTCAGGCATGGCATTGCCCGATGCCGTAAGGTCTCTTACCGATACCATGAATCAGTTTAATGCACCGGCCGAAGAAGCCGGACTTTATATTGATGCCCTGGCAGCCGGTTCAAAATATGGTGCTGCAGCGATTCCGGATATTGCTGATGCAATTGTCAAGTTTGGAGTAGGTGCCAAAAACTCAAATATTTCGGTTCAGGAATCGGTAGCCCTCATTGAATTACTTGGTGAAAAAGGATTGAAAGGATCAGAAGCCGGGACCAAACTCAATGGTATTCTCAACAAAATGGCAGGGGCCAAAGGCTTGGGCAAAGAAGCATTGGAAAGCCTGCAACGCTATGGCGTAAATGTAGACCTGATAACAGACAAAACCATACCTTTTGAAGTAAGATTGCAAGAGGTGGCTAAGATCAGCGGAGATAGTGCCGCCATGATTAAAGTGTTTGGTCTGGAAAATAAAAACGCAGCTGAAGCTATTTTCACCTCCTTGCCAAGATATAAAGAACTGGCCGGTCAGGTTACTGAAGTGGGCGTAGCATCAGAGCAGGCAGCCATCAACACAGATAATGCAGCAAGCCGCCAAGCCCAGGCAATGAATAAGGTTCAAAAAAGAGCCATTGAATTGGGAGAAAGGCTTATGCCCGTGCTAACATTCAGTACCAATTTTGTAAATAAACTCCTTTCTGCATTTCTTGATTTGCTCAACTGGATGGAGCGAAATAAAACACGGGCAACCGCTTTAGGAAAAGCCATTGCCGGGTTAACAGCCGGGATCGCTGCTTACTGGGCTGCCACCAAAGGCGTTACCGTTGCACAAAAACTGCTTACAATGGCACAGGCATCAGCCAGAACCATTACACTGGCTTATGCTGCAGCAAAAGCCCTGCTTACTGGAAATATTACCCGGGCAACCGCAGCTATGAAACTAATGAATGTAGCAGCAAAAGCTTCTCCTATTGGGCTTATTGCCGCTGCCGTTACGGCTGCTGTGGTGGCATTTGTTGCGTTTAACAATAAAGCCAAAGAGGCTGCACAATGGCAAAAGGATCTGGCACAGGCAGCCAAAGATTCAGAAGCCAATCTGGCCGCAGAGACCGGGAAAGTAAACTCCCTGTTTGATGCATTGAAAAAAACAAATCCTCAAAGCAAAGAACGGGCAGAGCTAATTGATTACCTCAATAAAAATTACGGCACCCACCTTAAAAATCTCCAGAATGAAAAGGAGTTTTTAAATCAGATTGCAGTGGCGCAGCAGCAGGTTATTGATGGCATTAAACGCAAAATTGATGCGCAGCTGAAAGAAGAGCAGCTCACTATTTTAATGCGTGAACGTACCAAAGCCCAGGCAGAGCATACCAAAGCAGTTCAGGATTATCAGAAATGGAGTAAAACTCTTGAGATAACAGGTGGTTCTATTAGTGGCGCAGGGAGTTTTGAAAAAAATTGGAGAAAGGCAGCTGATAATGTGTTGGCCACATCTGATGAAATTAAAAAACTGGATGCGGAAATTGACAAACTAGCCAAATCGTATGGAAGCTCTGTGTTAAGTACTATTCTTGGAGATGAAACTGATCCGGGCGGAGGTGGTGGAGGCGGTGATGTTACGGATGACGCCAAAAAGAAATTTGATGACATGCTGAAAGCCCTTCAGGAGCATCAAAAGAAAATCGTCGAAGAAAACTTTAAGCTTTCTCAGGAATATAAATCACTTCAGCAACGTGAAATTGATGAAGTGAGAAGAAAATTCCAGTCTCAAATAGATGAGGCTTCCCGGTACGAAAATGATCGTACAGAGCTTGGCAGGGAGTGGGGTAGGGTAAGGCAAGAGCATGAGCGCCAGATGAACGAGGAAATTGCCAGGATCAACCAAAAATTTGCTGAAAAAATGACCGAGCAGGAATACCAGCAATATCTGCAACGTCTGGAACAACGAAGAAAAGAACTGGAGGATGAGGAAGCGGTAGAAAAAAGAAAGCTTGAACTTCGTGAAAAATACGGCCTGATTACGCTTGAACAGAAGCTTGCTCAGGAACTGCAGGAGCTTAAAACAGCCTATATGCTGGATGCTATCAATTATGAGGAATACCTCAAATTGAAAGCAGAGCTGGAAGAAAAATACCGGGAAGGCAAAAAAGCCGAAGACCAAAAAGCCCGGGAAGAAGATTTTGAAGATTTCAATAAATTCTTGCAGAAACAGCAAGCTGTAACCCAGCATTTCAGCAATGCCATTTCTTCTATTAAAGAAGCAGAATTTTCAGCCATCGAAGAACAGGAAGAGCGTGGCATAATCAGCAAAGAACAGGCAGAACGCAAGAAAAAAGAAATTGCCAAAAAGTATGCTGTGGCTGAATTTCTGGTAAAAATAGCTTCCATTGTAGCCAACACTGCCACAGCCGTAATGCAGGCATTTGCTCAATTAGGGCCTGTAGGTGCCGCCATCGCTACCCCGTTTATTATTGCAACCGGGGCAGCTCAGGGAATAATTGCCGGCCAAGAGTTGGCTAAAATTCAGGGGTACCGAAAAGGGCTTTATCCGGTAACTGACCAAAACGGCCAACGATACAATGCCGCTATGGGAGGGGTACCGCGTACCGGTTTAGTTGACCGTCCAACAATGTTCTTAGCCGGTGAAGATGGCAGTGCCATGCCCGAAATGATTATTGACGGACCTACGTTCCGAAACCTTCAGATGAATTTCCCGGAAGCTATTTCAGCCATCGAAGCAAGCCGGGTGCGTGGCTTTGCTGATGGATATTATCCACAGCCCACCCGGGAGATTATCAGAGAAAGCAAAGAATCTATGTATATAGATCCCGAGCTGAAAGAAGCATTAACTCAATTTAATGCACTGGCTAAAAGAGGATTTAAGGCCAAGCTGGTTTACCGCGATCTGGAAGAAATGGAAGAAAACCTGTCTGTTATCAAAAACGATTTTAAACCATAACAATGGCTATCACTATTTTAAAACAAGCTCCAACGGTTTGCCGGGTAAAAAACCCTGTAATCTTTAACCTGCAAACAAACAATCAGTACTCTTCAGCCGGGTTTAATGAAGTGTTCATTATTCAATATGCCCTTGATCCGGATGAAAATGATACGCTGGAGTTTGGTGTTAACCAGCAGCTTTTTGTTTTCACGCATAAAACCTCACCCAATAATTCAGGCACTCAGATCCCCAGACGAGGAGCATTATCCATTGAAAACTATGTAAAATCTGTGGTAGAATACCTGCGAAGGAATTATACCATGAACAACTGGTTTTTTATAGAAGCCATTGAAATTCTAGGTACCTGGTGCATTCGCTTCACATCCCGGGTAAAATCGCAGGCATACACTTTCATGTCTTTTGCAAGCACCAATGGCCGATTTGTTTTTTACAGCCAAATAGGTGGATTTGACCCGATTAAACGCCCCAACTTTCATATTGTACTGCAAGTGTGGGTAAAAACGGCTAGTGGTGATGTATTAGCTGGTGAAGAATGGATTAAGCCCGATGCCGATGGAAATGCACGTTTTAATGTTTCTGAATACCTTCAGCCGCTTATTGTACCAGAATTTCGCTGGCCGAGCGTTAACATTGCCACCAATTATCCGAATTTACTCCGCAGGTTTTTTATCCGCTATGGTGAAGCCTGGGGAGATCCTCCTGCAGTTCAGGGAATGGTAGAATCATCTGAAATGATTGCCATACCAGGAAAAGAAAACGACTACACATTTGAAGAAAAATACCGGCAGAATGATACCAACTGGAGCACTTACAGAACAACCTTCAATGTGCTGGGCGAATTCCTTACCAACCAGCCCCGGGTAAAATTCATCCGGAAAGACGATCATGAACGGTTATTCCTGCCATTTGTGCCAGAATCAGGATTTACCGGGGTGCTGTTTGTTTGGAAAATTGAATACACTGACGGAACCACCACTACTTACAGCAAGAACAGCAGCTATAATCAGGACTGCGTTATTGAATATAATCCATCAATCTACATCCATCTTTTGGAAAACATCCAACCATCCAAAGAGATTGCGAAGTATGATTTTTATATCCGCCGTCCGGGTGGAGCTATTATCTCTGATATTTTCACATTTCACATTAACCAGGAACCAGAGCAGCACGAACATAGGCTGCTGATTCATTCTGAAAAAGGTGGATTTGATCTTGTTACGCTTACGGGAGTAAAAGAAATTGAAGGCCAGTATGAACGCGATGAACTGATAGAAGGACCATCGCTCGAAAATCCGATGAAAAGACGCAAGCGTTTTAATTACAACACCATCGGGCAGGATAAGATAAAAGCCAATACCGGGCACCTGAGCCTGGATAAACTTAACTGGCTGAAAGAAATGTTTAGTGCCGAAGAATATGGATGCTGGGAGATTGTAAACAACGAGCTGTACCCGGTAAATATTACGTCCACCAGCAGCAGCAAGGTAAAAGACAAGGATTTTACCTGGCAAATGACCATTGAATATACCCGACCAGAAGTACCACTGGATACCCAACGAAAGGTAAAAATATGGGAAGACCTCTTTACTGCTGCAGGTGTTTGGCTTCGTACCTATGATGATTTGATAGGTAGTAACCCAGACTGGTATTTTGTAGGAAGTGGCTATGGGTACCAGTACCGCAGCCAAACCAGTTTCTTTGGTGCCCTCGCATGGCCAAGTGCGTTTAATTTCCTGCTTAGCAATACCAAGTATGAGGTAGAAATTGACGTTGAGAATTATTACGCCTATGACATGGCTATTACACCGGTAATTACAGGTATCTGGGGCGATCAGGAAATCGTAAACAACGAAAGAAGAATTATCCGGCAAACCTTCATCACCAATGCTGATCCGGTAAACGACATCATCCTGCAGATTGAAAACGTAAACGGCACCCTTAACTGGGACCGTCAATTATACATCCGTTCAATAAAAATATCCAAATGCTTAGAATAGTAATTGATGGAGTAGAGGCGGTAGTAGATAACCGCACTTCAATTGATTTTGTAAAGCAAACTCAATTCTTTTGGCTGCGTGAATCCAAATCGTTTGCCCTTAATCACACCCTGCCCAAATGCCCTATTAATGATGAGATATTTGAGTTTGCCCGCAAGCTGCACAAAAAAGAACTATCCAGTATCACCAAGCCGGTGCAATATTACTGGAAAACCCTGATGGTATTCTCTGGCGTTTTGAAACTTAAAAAATCAACCAATCTGGGGTATGAAGTTTATTCGGGGCTGGATGATGCAGATTTTTATACCCTTGTTAAAGACAAAACCCTCCGAGATTATGAATATGGTGGCCGCTATTATTTTACAGCCGATAATTACAACGACTGGATAGTGGAACTGCTCACAAACGGCTGCAACACTCTGTTTGATATGTATCATATTTTCCCGGTAGAGAATAAATTCCTTTTTGATATTTCAGGTGCTGTAAAAAATAATCTGCACATGCAGAATAACATCTATGTTATTGTTTGGCCGGGGCCAATCGGACCGCCACCAAATATAGATGCCGTCTATCCTGATCTTACCGGAGCAGATTTTCAATTCCCGGATACCCTGTGGGGAATTCCTAATGTTGTAAGTCCGTTTTTAAAACTCAACTGGGTATTAAAAAACTTATTTGCGGAGCTTGGTTACCAGATCACATACAACTTTTTCACCTTACTACCTGAACTCAGGAAGATGGTCATTTACAATAACCGAGATATTGCAGGAGAGTTTGACAATACCAGCACATCCTTTTGGATGGATCCTTTTGATTTACTTCCAAACATTAAAGTTGAAGACTTTATCCGTTCTCTGGAAGTAGGTTATGGCGTTACCTTTTGGTTCAATTCTCTGGAAAAAACGGTGGAAATTCGGCCGGTAATATTTGATTTTGAAAATGCAGAAGTAGTTGAGTTTTCAAACCTGGTAACCGAGAAATATGAAAAAAACAACGAAGCAGCATCCAGAAAGCTATGTATAAAAATGAATGTTTCAAATATGGATGATATTGCTTATCCTGCCAAAATGCCGGATCCACCTTTAGCAATAATCGAAGTTTCATCTACCGGTGCTGTTGGTTCTCCGGTTGCCGGTCAGGTTGTTTTAGTTACTGGTGATGGTTATTATATCTACAAACAAATCAGCAAATACCCGGTTACTTTTGGCTGGGCAAAGTATGAACCTGATGGAAATAACAACGCATGTAACTATTTTGATGAATATTGTTCAGGAGAGGAAGATGCCCTGAAGCTGGAAACAGAACTGTCTTACCCCATGCAAAAAAACCCGGCAATACTTTGGTATTACAGCGGAGTGTTCAACAAAAGAGTATCTGTGCCACACGTTAACTGCCCGATGGTTGGTAGCAAGTGGCAGAATACCAACGATTTCGGATTCATGATGATGATATACGAAGGAATAGCGCATACCAATTTGCTGGGTAGAGTGCCAACAGAAACTGAAGTTGCGGCTGACAGGCGTTACCCATGGGGAAGAGTAGATTTGATAAACGCAGCAGGGAATGTTTATACAAATTCCACCATAGCCTTATTGCTTAACAATGATCATCAGGTACCAGGTTCCGGAATTGTGGCCAATTTTTTAGAAGGCTATGCCAAAGTCCTGGGTTTTAATACCGTACCGGTAAGAATGTGGAAAATGCTATCTCCAGAGGAATTAAACAAACTTGATTTGCGTAAAAAATACCGAATCGACCAGGGAGAATACTTCCTCGTTTCTGTATCTGTGCAGCTCAACATGGAAAAAATTACCCTCGCTGAAATGGATATGATTAAAATGTAATATTTTTGGGAAAACTGATTCCTATGAAACACTTCCTTTTAATGCTTTTAATAACATTTACAGTAAATGCTAAAGCTCAGATTGACACTGTTTTTTTAACCACAGGCAGATTAATTACAGGTACAGCAAAATGGCCTTGGAACAGATCCATAGAATTTTCACTGGACGGCACTAATGTTATTGATATCGGAAGAGATTCTATTGATCGTGTGGTTGTAAGAAGTTCCCTGCAGGTTAGAAATGAATTTCATAAAAAGGGATACCATTTCAGCCAGCCCAGAAAAGAAGAAAAGCCTTTGAGAGAAACCTATAATGATTTAACTATGGCTGGGCGGGCTCTTATAAGCTCTGCAAAGTATCAATATGCTGGATATATTATAGGAGGCATTGGGTTATTGGGCACTACGATTGGCGCAGCTACAAGCACTCCTGAATTAACTTACGTCGGGATAGGTTTTACATCCGTTGGTCTTATTTTTCATTTAATAGCACCGGCACAAAAAATAAGGGCGGGCAATTTCCTGATAAAAGTCGGGGGTTAATCTTTTTTAAGCACCATCCATTTAAAACCAACAGGCTCTCCATCATCTTCTTGCAGATATAGCTTAAAACCTGCTGACTTTAAATCATCAGCCATTTCATCTTCTGATACTTCAATGATACATGATACCAGGTTAATCATTTGGCGGGTGGTAAATAGCATTGTTTTTACGGACATTTCAGGCGCTGGCTCAAAGCTTTGGAGGATAATTTCAATGGCTGTCATAAAAAACCGGTTATTGGTGGGCCCGCAATACAAAGTACTGCACCGGACTTTCACCGGATCTCCAACAACCGGAGACTTTTGTACTTTGTAAAATGCGGGCATACAAATATAACACTACCGGATGATGTAGTCAAACATAGCATGAAGCGATGATTTTTTTCGGGAACGGCTTATGTGGACGTAAACCATAGTATCTTCCATTTTGCTGTGGCCCAAAAGATCTTTTAAGACTTCAATTTTACCTCCGGATTCTAGAAATAACGTAGCAAACGTATGCCGGGCAGTATGAAAGGTTACTGGCTTATGTATATTACATAGCTTTGCAACTTCCTTCAATGCCTTATTGATTGTTGCTTCCGGCATACGGGTAAAAAACAATCCGGTGCTGTTTTCTATATAACTAAGCATTTGTTCTGTTACAGGTATATCCAGTACCTTTAAAAACCGAGCGGTTTTTTTTGGCAAAACTCTCAGATTGTTTCCGGATATATCTTCCCACCCAACTCTTTGTATGTCTGATATACGAAGTCCACAACAATAAAATGAAAACAGGTAGCGAGCCAAAGCCTTTTTATAGGTTTCCGGAATATCTTCCTTATATATGGCTATCATTTTCTCCAGCTCGTATGATTCTAGGTAAACTATTCTTCCTGGACCTTTTTTAATTTTGAATTCTGTATATGGATTACGGAATAAAAGGTTCTTTTTATCGGCCAGATGAACAAACTTTTTGAAGTTCTTATGATACTTCCACCGGGTATTGTGAGCATATCCCTGATTTATCAGATAACCATCCAAATGTTCTATATGATTCAACGACAACTGGCTTAATGGCAAAGCCGGAAAAAGCTTTTTAATGCAATCCAAAAAAGTAAGGTATTGGGTAATTGTACTTTTAGAAACAGCTCTTTTTTCAGCTATTTCTTTTATAGTATGTTCAATAAAAGAAGTAAGATGAAGTTTCTCCTGATACCTTTTGTAAAGATCCTCAAACTCTTCGATGGTTGGAGTTATTCCCATCAGCCGGTATCGTGTAAGAATATCACTGCACTTGCTTTCCTCTTTTGAAAGAATGTAGTTCTTATCAATTTCCGATTGCTGTTTAGAATCAATCCGTTGCCGAACAGGATTCCATATTTCCGGACGCACCTTCATCCTCATGGAAATATCCTTCTTTTTCTTTTTTCCGGATGAATTTTTCCCGATGATCCTTAATGAAATAGGGGCTTCTCCTTTAGAATTGGAGAAATCTGACCTCAACACAAAATTGAATGTTATCATATGCTGCATTTTACTGTGAACCTTTTTTTTGCTACTGTGAACCTACTGTGAACCAACAGCGAAAAAATGAGCCTTTGAAAGCAGCATAATTGCTCGTTAAACAACGAAGCCTCGGGATTCCCGAGGCTTTTAGCGGTCTGGACGGGACTCTTTCAATGCTCATTCTTGCTGATTATCAATTACTTTTTTTGGTACTGTGAACTTTTTGCTGGTGTATTGGCTTTTAAAAAGTCCAATAATGCACTGTTTACCTCTGTAAATTCCTTCAATATCTTTTCCATTCCCTGTAAACCATATGAAAATTGTTCCTCATTAGTTAAACTAAGGCCATCGGTTGACATGAACATAGGTCCTTCACCTGATACCAGGTAATTGATATTAATCATCGGATAGTGCTTCTTTAATGAAGCCAGTGTTTCAAAACTGGGATACTGTACACCGTTAACCATCCTGCTAACAGATACTTCGTGTATGCCAATCTTCTTGGCAATCTCCTTTTGGTCTATGGCTAAGACTGTTAATACCCTTTGAAGCCTTTCGTGTGGTTTCATGTTAATAACTTGTTCAAAATATAAGTTAGCGTATAGGTTAATTATTAGCCTTTCTGTATTACTATTGCATTATTAAAATTACAAATAGATTATGAAAAATGCAAAAGGAGTTTTAATTGAGCCAAAGACGCATAAAATCAAAGAAATGTTTGAAAGCTCAAACTTTTCAAGCGGTAAAGCCCTGGCTCAGTTCAGAAATGCAGGAGGTACCACTAGCCGGTATTATTACATCCTGAATAACCCTGAAACAAAGCTGTCTGCATCTGAATCCACATTTTTCAGCCTTTTTTTTGGGGTGTCAATTAGCGAATTGTTTAATGATTAACAGATATGTTATGAAGCTGCAATTCAAACAATACCCGTATTCAGCTCCGCTGTGGGTAGATGAAAACCCGGTAACCGAGCTTTTAATAAAGGTGCTGGAAATGAGAAAATATACCCTGCGTAATAACCTGGGTAGATGTACTCCGGATATGGCGATCAAAACCGGAAAACTGATCGCTCTTTTTGGTAATAACCCCAAAAGAACAGATGCCGGATGGGCTCGATTTTTCGTCTCTCAAAAAGATCTTATCGTAGCCATATTACCCGGTAAGTCTTGCAGTTCTCACCAATCTGTGATTAAATCATTTGAATATGCAGAGCAATGGTCCAAGAAAGAAATCGCTCTGGCTGCTCGCTGCGGTACTATTTATAATTCCTAAATACCATGAGAGAAAAAAACGGACGCAGGCAACAGAGCCTGCAGGAAATTCGTCGCTCTACATGTAGCGACAAAAATTACACCGGTGAGTATGTAGCCATTTTCGCGGTGTTCATCACGCTATGCTTCGTCGTAGCCCGATTACTGGACGTTCTTTGAATTCGTATAATTGCTCGACAGCCGGGAAAGACCGGCAAACGGAGAGTTAGGCTTGGTAAGCAAGTTACTTAAAAGATTGGGGTTTATGTCAGCAAAGCCCGGAAAACCAAAAACGCTGTCTGGAAGTTCGAATCTTCCACTCTCCGCTTAACAAAACCAATGAATATGATAACACAGGCACGAAAAATTGAACATGAAAAAAAAGTGTTGATCGTAGAAACACTCTTTAGGAATAAAAGCAAAACACTCCGGCTTCACGAAGTGCTTTCTCTAAAATCAGCAAGTGATTCTATTGGAATAAGCACTTACGATACTCCCATAGCCCATACCATTGGCCCCGGTGATGAATTAACCGGTGCAGAGGCTGAACAGTACAAAAAAAGATTGATGGCCATAATACAAAATCAATTCTATGCCGATTCAAATTGATTACCAAATGGCAGCTGGTAAGCCTGTTTTCAGTATTGAAAATCTTACCTCTAATGACCTGCAGCTTTTAAAGCTCTTCATAGAAGATGGCTTGAATAATACCGATAAAAACGCTATCACCATTCATGAAATTAACCGAATGAATGATCTGATTAAAGAATTCGAAAACAACCTTTACACGCACAATAATGGAAGAAAATAATGAGTATTTCCAGCAGCGTATGGAGCTGCTGGGTGTAACTCCTGAAATTAATCAGATTGATATATGGCATCATGATTCTGAAGTCTTTGATAATGTTCTTAAAAAGAGACCTATTTTCAGGCCAAGCGCTAAAGGGATTGACATTTTTGTATATCATATAGATAGAAGATGCATTAGATACAAAACTGATGGAAGCAGATGGAGTAAAGAGTTTATTATAACTCGGTTGGCTGTACCTGAAACAACAAAAACAGGAGATACAAAAAAATATCACATTCCGAGGGGTGCCGGAACATGGCCTTTTTTCCCACCGAACTTGGTAGAAAAATTTGAAAAAAAAGAACCCATCGACACCCTGTTTTTAACCGAGGGATACTTTAAAGCATTCAAAGCCGGAATGCATGGGGCTGATGTAGTGGGCTTGTCATCCATTACCCACTACAAAGACAAAGATACCGGCAAGCTGCACCACGATGTTATTCGGCTGATTAAAACATGCGGAGTAAAAAGGGTAGTGTGGTTGCTGGATGGAGATTGCCGCGACATTTCCGGTAAGGATATCGAAACTGTGGATCTATACAAAAGGCCCAGCAATTTCTTTTACAGCACACTGGCTGTTCGCGATCTTATTCTTGATCTGCGTGGTGATATTGATATCTGGTTTGCTCATTGCATCAGCGAGTCTATACCAGGTTATCCCAAAGGGTTGGATGATATGCTGATTGCTGCGCCTGATAAAATAGATGACATCCTTACCGATCTGTACTCTTTTACCGAGGGAAGCTATTTCTTTAAAATGAATGTTACCCAGAATACCAAAAAGCTGCACCGGTATTTTCACATTCATTCGGTAAGCGATTTTGTATTGGAACATGCTGAACGCCGCCCGGAACTGCTCGAAAAAGAATTTACTTTCCACGGTACGCGCTACAAATGGAACCGGGAGAAACAGGTGGCCGACATTGTGGTACCGGCTGATGCAAAACGATTTTTCCGCGTGGGCGACCAGTACCACGAAAAAGTGGCCATTCCGAACAAGTACAACCAGCTGGAACATACTTTCCATAGAAGACAAAAGGTTACCATTACAGACGACCACGGAAAAGACATAATAAGGCACATCCCCAAGTACAAAGCCTTTTGCAATGTACCAGATCATAACAACTGGCAGGAAGTTATTCATGGGTGCTACAATATATACGGGCAGTTTGAGCATGAGCCTGAAGAAGGAGACTGCGAAATAACCCTCAACTTTTTAAAACACATATTCGGCTCAGGTAAAATATCCTGCAAACTGGCTAAAAACGGAGAACCTTTTGAAATTGACGAACTGGATCTTGGGCTGGATTATATTCAGCTGCTTTACCAAAAGCCAACCCAAATACTACCAATACTGTGTTTGGTTTCACGCGAAAACGAAACCGGTAAATCAACCTTTGCCAAATGGCTCAAACTGATTTTTACCAGCAATGTGGCCATTGTGGGAAACTCAGACCTGAGTAATGATTTTAACGCCAGCTGGAGCAGTAAGCTTCTGGTTATTTGCGATGAGGCAAAAATCGACAAGCACATCGTAATTGAAAAAATTAAGTCACTCAGTACAGCGGATAAGATCATGATGAACGCCAAGGGAAAAGACCAGGTAGAAATTGACTTCTTTGGAAAATTCATTCTGCTTACCAACAACGAAGAAAACTTCATTTACGCTTCTGAGGATGATGTTCGTTACTGGGTTCGCAAAATTCCTTCCATCACCAATAAAATTCCAGATATGGAGAAAATGATGGTAGATGAAATTCCAGCTTTTCTGAATTACCTGAACAATCGCCAGCTAAAAACAAATAAAATGAGCCGGGCGTGGTTTGATCACAACATCATCAAAACCGATGCACTGCGTAAGGTAATTTCTTTCAGCAAGCCAACCATCGAAAAAGAACTGCGTGAATTTTTCCGGGAGAAGTTTTTGGATTTTGGCTGCGAACAGATACTTATGTCTCGTATGGATATTCACCAGGAATGTTTCAGGGGCCGATACGAAGCAAACTATCTGGCCAAAGTGATACAAAACGACCTGAAAGCCGAGAAGTACTGCAAGTTTTACTATAAAACTGCACAGTACGAAAGCCTGCAGGCTGTATTAAAACATTACCCATCGGCTAAGATGGAAGACATAGAACGCAGGGAAGTAACCTGCCGGTACTCTTACCCCAAGTGGCACAACATCTATTCAGATGGCAACTCTGAAATGAAACGCGTAGAGGTAAACTGCCAGGGCAGGCCCTATGTATTTACGCCCGATATGTTCCTTACCCCCGAAGAACTGAAAAGCATGGGTAATCCGGAACAGAAACTACTGAACAAATCGCTGCCCACTAAAGAATACACCCCCGATCCTGAACTTGACTTTTAAGTATGAATACCTTTTGTTTTTTAGAAGATGAACAGCGCCTGGTATCTGGCAACCGGTGGTTTAGAATTAAAAGCCGGCACCACATTACCATGGCAGGTGTGGGGTACGATTCCGGCACCGGCCAGTTGGTAATTACTGAACCATTACCAAACGCAGAACCCGATGAAACCGATATGCATCGAAGCTATTACATCCTGCAGGAAACCAATTTTCAAAGAGAGGTAATACTGGAAGTGCAAAAAAGCTTTCAGCACATACATAATCTGCTGGATGCCGGGAAACTCAAATGCAAATAACAGTCTTATTGGCGACGTTGTCATGTCGCCAATAATTTGTTATCCATTCAAATTTTAAAACCTTATCACATGAAAAAAATCATTTTTATACACAATCATTCCAACGGAATGGAAGATTTCATTAATCATCTTGTTTTGCCTTCAGATAAAATATCTGAAGTAAGTTTCTATTTACCGGTACAAGATTTTGTACCTGATAAGGAGGCTGACTTTATCATTCACCGGGGCATTGATGACGAGGATGAGTTAGAGCACTGGATCAAATTCGTAAGGTTTAATGATGGCCCGGTGGTGATTGTTACCTCCGGTATCATCCGGCCACATCGTTTCCTTAAACACATCCGGCCTTTTCACGGCCAATTTAGCTGGAGCCTTTATTCGTTTGATACGTCATCGCATTATCGTATTCCAGCAACTTACCCGCTTGTTTCAAATTAAATTACATTTACATTAAAATTATTTATTATGTCAGATATCAAGAGTTTTATAAAAGAGTTCAGTCAATACCTCAGCAATGATCATATAGTATTACTTGAAAGTATCAACAGGGTAGTAAAAATTGAAATTGAAAGCATAAATTAGCTTCCACCATGTGTTAACCCACATAAAGCATACATAGAAGCAAAAATCACTTTTTTGGCTAATAGCATAAAGGCGCAGTTAACAATAGTTTTTTATATACTTGAACTAAATAGTTTACCTATTACTCAAAGTATTCAGCCCCCTTTTTGGGGGCTTTTTTGTGTTGTTACATTTCTGTTACAACTCTGTTTTTCAATCCGTTGCCTTATTTAGATGCAGAAGGAGTAGCCGCTTCTACTTTCTATTTTTGCCGCTGAAAGGGTAAAAATGGGTGTTTTTGGCATGTTTGCACAACGAATTTTTTTTACTAACTGCTATGTTACATTGTTACAAATTCATTTCAAGAAATAAAAAAGTGAGTATTAACAAGGCTTTGAATACCATTTTGAAGTGTAACAAAGTCAAAAATCTGTTACAATCTGTTACATTCTGTTACATTTCTGTTACATGCTTTGTTACAAGTTTGTTACAAGCGTGTTACTTTGATAATTAGTAAGTTATGAAGATTTGTAACAGAGCGACTCCAAAAACCTCAAGTCGCCAATATTTTTTCGATTTCACAATTTCAGCAGTTCTCATTTATACTTTTAGTATTGCATTATCAATTTTAAAAAAATCCCAAAAAATGGATAGTTTACTGCATCCGCTGTTAAAAACTGCGTGAAAAAACAACGCTAATGAAATTAGCGAAAAGGCTAATCAGGCGTATATTAGCATCATGTATACAATCACTGTTCCCTGCAAGAAGTATGTGAGAAAATGGCTGGAAGATCCTCCCGGCAAACCGGTAGACTTGAATAAAGTAGATCAAAGCCTGTATGGCATTTTTTGCCGTTTGCTGGATAAGCGATGCACTCACAGAGACAATCAGCTGGTTGGTCAGTACAATGATTTTATTCATGTACTGGTAAGCGAAGATGTATACAACCGTTATGGCCATGGGCTTACCATTACCAACCTTACATTGTTTAACAACTGGCTTGAGTTTATGATTAAAAAGGAAAGCCGCTTGTATGCTAAGATTTACAGCCGTTTCGGATTTCAACGCAAAAAAGCAGTGTCTGATTTTCAAAAAGATCTTAGGCTTAGCGATGACGATTTTTCCACGGATGCCATCATTAAAGATATCCAGCGATATGGCTCCAGGCTTTAATGTGTATTTTGTCCTTTTTTATGTTCGTGTTGTCCTGTAATTTAAAAACCTTGATATGACTGACTTTCCTAACAGAGAACAGATAGAAAACATGGGAGGCGTTGTTGCCTTTTATTTCACTCCCATCCGGTACATTGCTGCCATGCCATTGGTAGAAAATATGCAATGCCAGGAACCCGTAAAATTTGTAAAAGGTAAAAGCTGGCTCATAGGCTACAGCACCCCTTTTAAATCTTCACTCGGTGATCAGGGTGAGATAGTAGACGCTGGATACATTTTCAAAAAACCATTCCAGGGTTTCTTTCCATTAAATACCCCGGATGCCTTGAATTTATTTACCAAAATGACTAAAGAGTTTTTTGTGCTTTGCGTAAAAGATTCAAACGGCCGCACCAGGTTGGTAGGCTCACCTCGTCAACCGGTAATCTTTAATTTTTCTTCCAGCACCGGAGACAATACAGCTGATCTGGCAGGATTCAATTTTTCATTTTCTGCCGAAACCGAATTGCCGGCACCCTACTATATTAATGAAGAAAATATTGAAGGTTCGTTCAATAACGACTTCAACGAAGACTTCGAATAACGTCCTTTTTTACCCACCATTCATGATTGATCTTCGCATCAATCATGAAGATCAGAGCCATTACACAATCACTTTCAGCAGCCTGGGCAATATCGCCTGAGGCTGCTGAAGCTTATTTGCCACTGGTCGCTTCATTTATTAAAGGAAACTTTCAGCCATTTACTTCTGAAGGTAGATCAAAGGAAGATTCAAGAATTGGAATAATCGGTGCCGGTGTTACCGGTGCTTATTTTATTTCAACCTATGGTGAAGCATCCCCACCGGAAAATGCTCCAGAAAATTCAGTAGCCATTATCAGCATGCAGGATGTAATTACAAAATACGATCAAGCATGTGGTGATAGCGGAATCAATACCAAAGCGGACCTGTTACTCCGGGCAGATAAAAATCCAAACATTAAAGCGCACATTCTACTGATGGATACTCCGGGCGGCGAAGCCTACGCGGGTATGGCCATGGCAGAGGCTGTTAAATCGGTTGGCAAGCCCATCGTTGCGTTTGTAGATGATCTTTCTGCCAGTGCCGGGATGATGATAGCATCTCAGGCAGATTACATTGTGGCTAACCAGGAGCTTGCCCGGGTTGGATCCATTGGTACCTTCTTAACGCTGGCCGATTACAAAGGATATTTTGAAAAGGAAGGAATTAAAATTATTGAGGTGTACGCAGATGCCAGCACGGATAAAAATAAACCGTACCGCGATGCCATTGATAAAGGAGAATTCAAACTGATTAAGCAGGACTTGAATGTCCTGAATGATCGGTTTATTCAATACATAGAATCCGGAAGGTCCGGTAAACTCAAAACCGGAGCCGATGACTGGGGAACAGGCAAAGTTTTCTTTGCCCGTGAAGCCGTTAAAACAGGGCTGATTGATGAAATCATGCCCCTTGAATCTGTAATCAAATCACTTTTAAACTCATAGCCATGTTTGTACCAAAATCAAAATTTGATCAGGTAGTGGCAGAGCGCGATGCACTTCAGCAGCGCCTCAATGCCATTAACGGATTGTTTGGTGAAGCTGCAGCCGAAGAAAACTTCGATGCTGTTGCAGCCATCCAGTCTGTTGTAGCTTCCGCTTCGGAAGAAAATCCCCTCCAGGCTCGTGTTACTGAGCTGGAACAACAGGTAGCTGAGCGCGATACCACCATTGCCGCTTTGCGCCAAAGTGCACCTGAAAAACCTGCAAAGGTTGTTGCATCCAAAGAAGCAGCCACTGAAACTGAAGCTGCAGCCGAGGATGACTTCTCAAAAATTGTGGCCACTGCCAAAGAGTTAATCAACTTCTAATCTTTTAATACCACTTCACAATGACACTGAATGCCTTAAACAACACCGCCGAGAAGTACCGGAAGGAACTTCTGATGATTCCTTTCCTGGCTCTTCGTGAGCATGTTTTGCAGTTCATGGCCTTTTATCCTAACATTCAATGGAAGGAAGTAATCGGCCAGATGCTCGGTAACTTCGAGCTTCGTCCACACGATGGCCAGGTTAACACCCAGTCTGGTATCACCATCAATGCCCGTGAACTGGAAGTTTACGTGGGCGATGTGATTACCGATGAAGATCCTGAAGCCTTGCGTAAATCCATCCTTGGACAAAACCTGCTGAATAATGCACAGCCAGCAAAGCATCCTCTGGAAGCTCAGATACTGGCCGCTATTATGGCAGAGGTAAGCAAGAAGCTTGCAAGAACAATTTGGAATGCTTCCCGCAATCCGGCTGGTACCACCACCGCAGAATTGTACAATGGTTTTGATACCATTACCGCTACTGAAATTGCTGCAAACAACATTTCTGTTGCAAACGGTAACCTGATGTCGCTGGGTTCTATCACTGCATCCAATGCAATGGACAAGCTGACTGACCTGTACTATGCAGCCGATGTTACCATGCGTGAAAAGAACACTGTGATGTTCGTGCCTTATGCGCTGTATGACCTGGCACAAAGACAAATGCGCGATGATTACGGAGCTGCCAACTTCAACCAGTCTGAAAGCTGGATGTATGTTTTGGGTTCTGACAAGCGTTGCCGCATCGTTCCTCAGGTTGGTAAAGCCGGTAGTGCTTACGTTCATTTGGCTGAATCTCCCACCCTGCAGGTTGGTACCGACATTGCCAGTGATACCCCAACCATTTTGGTGAAAGAGATCGACAACCCCTGGAAAGCTCGTTTTGTTACCAAAATGGCTTTTGGTGTTCAGTTTGCCAGCATCCAGAAGGAGCACCTGATGGTTGGAACCATTACTCCCATTTCTTAATGTTTAATCTCGTAACACTTTAAATAATCATGAAAACAAAATTCATCGTTTCGTTTCTGAGCGTGATCCTGCTGGCTGTAGTGGCAGGATCCGCTTTCAGCTTTGCAGCTGAAAACTTCCTGGATGTGCATGTGCATCCGGCTGTAATTGCAGCGCCTATGGTTGCTTTTCCTTTTGTAGCCAAAGCCCTTGCTTTTCCATCGGCTCACAGCTACCTGTTTACCAATTTTGGATTTATTGATATGGATTGGCCTGACCAAAAGGAAAACCCAGCAGGTTTAAAAGTAATCGGATACTGGATTCCATTGAACGATCTTGACGATCCGCTCCCTTACTTACAGCATTTCTCAGCCATTACCAATAACGAACAGGCCACCACACTCATCGGTAATTTTATTCCGAAAAGTGGTAAATCCTTTCTTACGCTTTATTCTACTATGGATACATCTGCCATTGTTGACAACAACGTGGGCGAACTGGATGGAAAATCATGGGAACACGAATTGGAATTGTTCTATCCGGGAGTTGATAAAGACGTGGCTGCACTGGCTCGTAAGCTGCCAAACACACGTGGCTTATTCATTCGCGAAATGGTAGACGGCCAGCGTCGTGTTATCGGTAGCAAAGATTTCCCGGCTGTAGTTATGGAAGCATCCATCACTACGGGAAAGGCAACTGCCGATCGCCGAGGGCTTACCATTAAACTGAAAAGCCGCGGACTGGGGCCTGCTCCGTTCTATAACGGACCAATTCCATTGTCCAACACAACAGTTCCTCCTGTATCTTCTTAATAGAATAGCGTATGGAAGGGAAAAAATTCCAGCTAAAAGGTATTGCATCACCGGGCCGCATGGATATCATGGGGCTCGGCATTGTAAACCTAGAAACGTTGCCTGAAGATCTTCAGGAAAAGTTGTGGAAAGAAGGCAATCCGTTTTTAGAGCCAACACCAGAATACAGAAAAATTCTGTTTCCGGATGAAGCCGAGATCGGTACACCCGAACTGAAACTGCCAAAAAAGAAAAAGTAATAACCCCAACCAGAAACCCTCCTTGCAAACGTGGAGGGTTTTTATTTTATGAAAACACCCGTTATTTACAACATGGCAACCATCCCATCGCGGGAAAAAGCACTCCAGGAGTGCCTGGCCAGTATCTTGCCTCAGGCAGACATCATCAATCTTTATTTTAATGGCTGGAATGGAAACATTCCGCATTTTGCCCGTCACCCCAAAATCAGAATATTTGAAAGCGAAAAAGAATATGGTGACCTGGGCGATGTAGGAAAGTTCTTTTTATGTGAAGAATGGAATAATGCCTACATATTTACCACCGATGATAAAATCATCTATCCGGGCAATCACACAAAAGTGATGATTGAAACCATTGAAAAGTACAATCGAAAAGCTGTTATAAGTAACCATGGGCGAATTTTTCATACAGATCGTCCGTGCAAAACCTATTATTGGGATTGCAAAGAATTTCTTGGCTGCCTGGCTACCGTTTCCTCTGATCGTTTTGTGCATGAAATTGGTACCGGAGTGATGGCATTTCATACCGATACTTTCAAGCCCACACTGGAAATGTTTCCACGGGCAAACATGACAGATATTTACATCAGCATTGAACTAAACAAGCTCGGTATTCCAAGAGTAGTAAGAGCTCACCGCGAATACGATTACCGCATCAGCCGAAACTGGCCGCATGCTCACAGCATAAGCCAAACCCTGAATAAAAACGATAAGATTCAAACTGAAACCATCAATGCCGTAACATGGAAAATTCACACATTGTAGATCCTTACTCCAGCCATTTACCCTTACTTAGGGTACTGCTTGCCGCCTATCAGCCAAAACAAATTGTGGAGTTTGGCCCCGGTAACTTCAGCACCGAATTGTTTCTCAATTCCGGTGCAAAAGTTATGTCCATAGAAATGCAAGAACCCGCATGGTACCAAGCCATAAAAAATAAACATGCAGCACAGCTGAAAAAGAATCAGCTGGATCTGCACCTTTCTTTGGGTGCCGATGCATTTCTTGCCCTGGAATATCCTGACCACATCGATTTGGCTTTTATAGACGGCCACGCAGACAGCCGCCCAGAAACTGCCAATCTCATGTTTGAGAAAAAAGCGGGCATTGTAATCGTACACGATTTTGAATACAAAGGCTATGGCTGGGAAAGGATGAATGTAAATGCCAACTTGTACGATACAGTTAGCTGGAAACAAAGAGATCCGGCCAACGATAAAGACGGTTATTTCCACTACGTGGAGACCGTAGCCTTTATATCCAAAATCCCTGTCCTCTAGATTCGCAGCCGCAAAGACTATACTTGCATAAACAATAAATTATGCAAGAAATTATTGACTGGCTTAATAACCCCCATCGTGATTACGATGCTGGGGTTTTGCTGTATGAAAAACATGGCAACAACAGAACGATCCTCGACCTGTTGAAAAAGAAAAAACGTGATGCCGGCTTCCTGATGGAGAAGCTGGAGTACAACCTGGCAAAGATTGCTGCAGTACCTGAACCATCCGCACCAGCAGCAGCAACCATTGCCGCCCCGGAAATTAATATTGCAGAACGTAAGTTCATTAAACAGCTCACCGAGAAAAACATTCATGAGAATGATTTACCGGGAGAGCTGAAGCAAAAACTTGCCCGGGTAAAAGAAATAGTACCTCACCTCGCCGCCCTTCACAACAAACTGAAAACTGCACCGGATGATGAAACCCGGAAAAAGCTGGCAGAAGAAATGGAAATCCTCGAAAATGAGCAGATTGAATTTTGGGCTGAGGTAGATAAACTGAAAAAAGAAGAAGCCCCAGCACCGGTTACGGCTGCTGAAATTGCTGCCCAGGTTCAACAGCTTACCAAACGCAAAAAGGTTGTAACCGATAATATCAGCCGGGCTAAAAAGGAACTGGAAAAGGGAAACCTTTCTGCCCGACAAATAAACACCCGGCAGGCCAGCATCATTGGTTGGGAAAAAGAACTGAAAGAAATTGATGAAAAAATCGCCAGCTTCAAATAAGCCATTCAATCATCTCTTATGGTTGGATCTTCCGGAACTTCACCCCGTATATCTTACCGGGGTGAAGTTCCATACCGGAAACATCCGAATGGATGAAGTGCTCATGTACATCGCTGATATGTTTGATGATGGTTGTGATATTCACATTACTTCTTTTTCCATCGGAGAGGAATTTGGTCGCGCCATCCATTGGCTTAAAGAGAACAAAAAAGTGAATAACCTGCGTGTTATTCTTGACCATTCTGTAAAAGCCAACAAACAACATTACCTGCTTTTTTCTCAGCAGGTAATGGATGAGTTGTACTTTACTTCCATACATGCCAAGGTTATGCTTATAAAAGGCCACCGGTTTTCTGTAGTGGTTCACAGCTCGGCCAACTTTTCCATTAACCCCCGATGGGAATGTACCCTCATTTCTTACGATGAGGAAATGTACAATACTTTGCTGGCTCAATTCAACGAAATAGTTAAAACCGCTGAACGATATGACCTTGGATAATGAACAGCTGGAAAAACTGTATGATCTGGCATACCATTGCCTGAGTCCTGAAGAGTGCGCTTTAATCATGGAATTGCCTGAAGATGAACTAAAGGAAGCAATCAATAATAATTACACGGATGCATCCAAAATATACCGAAAAGGGAAAGCTCAGGCAAAACTGGATGTAATGCAGAAAGAAATGCATTTTGCCAGATTGGGCAGCCCGGCAGCAGTGAAAACTTTCATAAAAATGAGCAATGGGTAAATACAATGCCGATAAAGTAAAGAAGATAGAGAAAGCGCTGTTTTCTTCAAAAAAAATCACCTTAACACCTGCAGAGCAGGAATTAAAGACCAAAATCGAAACGGTGTTTACCCGATGGTTGTCTGACCCCAGCAAAACAGACAACGAAATGAAATTGTGGATCCAGAACCAACTGCAACTGGACAAACAGGAAGCATACCGGCTGATGTATTTTACCAAGATGCTGATGGGTAATGTACAGGTGCCGGCAAAACAATGGCATCGGTACCAGGTAATTCAAATGCTGCTGGAAGCTTACAATAAAGCCCGTGATAAAAATGACCTCGGAAACATGATCGCAGCAGCCGATAAGATTGGTAAGTACACTAAGCTGGATAAAGATGAGGATGAAGATCTCGGCTTCGATAAAATATTTGTTCCTGAGTTTGAAATGACCACCGATGCATCAGCAGCCGGATTCAAACCAATCAGTGAAGAAACAAAAGCCAAACTCCGGAAAAAATACCTCGGTGATATGGATGATTTGGATGAAGCAGAAGTAATATCATGAGCGACCGCAAAAAGATTTATTTCAATCCCGGACAGATTGAGTGCCTTACCGTAGGTGCTCACAACAACTATATCGTTGCTTCGCGTGGGTTTGGCAAGTCAGAGGGCATTGATGCTCCCTGGATGCTTCGTTATCTTACTTCAATGCCACGTTCTGCCGGTGGGCTTATGAGTCCCACTTATGCCAAGCTGATGCAGAACACTCTGCCTGCTATATTTTCTGCCCTTGATCGCTGGGGCTATAAACGCAACATCCATTATTTTGTAGGCCGAAAGCCCGATAAAAAACTTAACTGGCCAAAACCTATCATTGATCCTATTAGTTATGACCACGTAATCAGCTGGTGGAACGGCTCTATCCAAAACATGATCAGCTTTGACAGGTCCATGTCTGCCAACTCCATGAGCTTGGATTATCTCATGGGATTTGAAGCCAAGTATCTGGATTATTCAAAAATCACCAATGAAGTGCTGCCAGCCAATCGGGGTAACCGGCAGCACTTTGGTAATTGTCCCTGGCATCATGGCCAAACGTACAGCACAGATATGCCCACGCTTAAATCCGGGTTCTGGATCCTGGATAAAGCCGAGCAAATGGATAAGGAACTCATCACATGCATTAAGTCGCTGTATAGCCAAATGGTTGACCTGAAAGCCCGAAAATCACAGCTGGATGAAGTTTACTACAAAAAGAAGCTACACGCTTTAAAAAAGGAATTGGCTCAATTCAGAAGCGTGGCTACTTTTTATGCAGAATTCAATGTATTGGATAACATAGACGTTCTCGGGGAGAAATGGCTGGCAGACCGCAAACGGGAGAACCCACCAATGATATTCCGAACTGCCTACCTGAACCAAAGGCCCCGATCTGTTGAAAATGGATTTTACCCGGCACTCAGCGAGAAGCTGCATTACTACGAATCTTCCAATGTTTCTTACCTGCAGTCGCTTGATTATAATATGGAACTGTTGGCAAAAGAAGATTGCCGCCGCGATGCAGATGTAGATCCATCCAAGCCGCTGGTGCTTGCCTTTGATTATAATGCTGCCATCAATAACCTGGTAACCGGGCAACGCATAGATAATGAACTGCGCTGCCTGCGCTCTATGTTTGTGAAAACACCCAGGAAGCTAACCGACCTTACCAACGACTGGTGCGACTATTACCATTATCATCCCAAACGTGAGGTTGTGTTCGTGTATGACTCCACCGCTGTATGGGACACTCCACTGGATGCAGAGAGCTTTAAAGACACCGTTATCAAAGTTTTGGTTAAGAGAGGCTGGACCGTTCATGAATTGTACATCGGTCAGCCAATGAAACACCATGTAAAACACAATATCATCCACCAGGCACTATGTGGTAGTTCAGAGTATTTACTGCCCACCTTTAATAAACACAACTGCGAATACCTCCTGATGGCCATGGAAAACACCGGTATTCTAGTGGGAAGAAATGGCTTTGAAAAAGATAAACGGGCTGAAAAGGAAACCGACAGCCCGGACAATCCGGACGAACTCAAAACTCACGTCACCGATGCATGGGATACTTTCTTTATTGGATGCCAGCTATACTGGCACATGGTATCATCCCATGCCGGCCATCCATCCTATATTTCTGTTTAAATAGGACACCCATGCTTCGCACGGGTAAAGCTCTATAGAGGGGCTTGTTACAAAGCGGACACACCTGCTTCGCAGGCGTGAGGCTGTGTAGAGGGCACTTCGCCTTGCAGCATATTGCACAAAAACTGCCAAAAACACCGCAGCCGCCAATAGCACCGTGCGGGGTCAGTTCTGACAGATAAGGGGCGATTGTTGCCCCTTAACCCCACAAAATCAACACATTGAAATTGTTATGTATAAAAATCTGATTTACAGGTATTTATAAAACAAAAATTCTCTGTAAATGTCTGTATATCAGGCTGATAGAATTGTTAAAATACTCTTTTTTGTCCTATAATCGTTAGGAAAAACTAACGATTTGATGTATATTTTATGCATCAAATTAATTATTAATCAAATAGTTAAATGTTATTTTCGCTCCGTCAATACAATGGAAAAAAAGATGCCACTTTTTACATTCAATGCAAAGGGCTGCATTCCGGCAAGCCGTTAATGAAACCCATCCCGAACTGCTTTTCGGTTTATTGTGCTGATTTTCACTTGTTTTTTTTAGTTTTGGCACTATACAAGGGCAGAAGGTTTGAACCCCTTATTCATGGTTCGGTAGTTCCTTTCATTCGGATAAAGGAAACCGAAAACCTGATTGAATGCCACCTGGCAACCTTTACGCCTGAAAAATATCCCCTTTTTGAAAAGCTTGTCAGTATTGATAGGCTGGTTAAAAACCTTGATGAACAGAAAAAAGTGTGCGCACAGCTGCAGGTAATGTTTTGTAGTCAGCTACTACGAATTTAAACCACCCTGCACCCCGTTTCTACTTTTTTGTTGGGTACTTTTGGATGTGGCTTTACGGGCAATTAAAGCGAATTGAAAACGTACCCCCAAACCCCGAAGCAGCAATCGTTTGCAAACGCTTACGGGGGTTTGCGCTTTTTGCGCTACTTTTCTTTGATAAAGAAAAGTAGCAAAAGAAAATGTTCCGCTTGCTCAAAAAAAGCATACAGGAGGACGGGTTAACCATGCCGATTGTTACTTTTTACGACCAAGAGAAGGATGTTTATGAGATAGTGGACGGATTCCATCGATACTCTGTATTGTTGAAAATGAAGGTTTCTGAGGTTCCAGTAAGTGTGATCAATAAACCAATTGAACAAAGAATGATGAGCACAATCCGGCATAATAAGGCCAAAGGCACCCATCAGCTTAAGCTGGTAAGTAACATATTTAACAAACTGCTTGAAAAAGTGCCTATGCCTGATATAGCAGAAGGAATAGGCGCTGAGGCTGAGGAAGTGGTTATTTATCGAAAAGGGGCTGTGCTTGCTGAGGAATTTAAAAACCTAAAACACAGCAATAGTTGGGAAAGAAACCCAGACGACAGGATTATATACAGCAAACCCAAATCTGACGAATACGAAGATTATTAAAAAATGGATGTCAACACTTTAAATAAGAATAATGAAAACAGCTAAATTCCTACTATGTGAAAACCCTATTGCTGATAAGTCAGATGGAAGAATATTTATTCTTCACAATAGAAATCCATTAATACTGGCAGAAGTCTTTCACTTTGATATCGAAAATGAAGAGTTACAGATGAATTGTAAAAGACAGTTTACGATAGGCTCTTCTCTTGAATTTGGTAATCAATATATAGTTTTTGGTGCCTTGTGGACTATTCCGGATGCACGATTTTTAGCTAAAGAAGCACAAAAACAAGCTAATGAACTTGCTGGAATTATGAGAAGAATGGCAGACTGGTATGAATCATATTTAATCTGGGAGGATCAACAGGATATAGATAGTTTTTTAGGCTAATTCTTTTCTGTCCATACTTCTGGTTTTTTGGTCCATCCTGCTTTTGAAAGTAATTCTTCCATTTTTTCAATGGATGGTGTTTCAAATCGGTATATCCTAACTAATCCGGATGATATACCTAGTTTATGATGTATTCCTCTAATGTGAATTAGCTTTTTAAATGCCTCTCTTGTTGTCATTTTTGTTTATTTATCGTTAGGTAAATTTAACGCTTTTGCCTGTCCTTTCCAAACCGGGTGTGCTAAAATAATTTAGCACCATGCCAAGCCAATGGAAAAACATTTCAGATAATATTACTGCAACCGTATACAGTAATAACATAGGTGCAATTTCTGGAAATGCACTTCAGATTCTTTTAAAGAATATCTGGCAGAAGAAAGATAACATTCTTTATCAAACTGATAGACCTTATTATATAGATGATCTTTGCTTATACGATAGCGGAGCCGGTTTAAAGTTTTACATATGTAAGGAAAACACTTCTGGCATATTTGATCCTAATAAGTGGGAGATTATTCTTGCAGAGGGCGTTAGTGATGATTATATTATACTTCCTGCTAGTGATAGTCTGATTGATAATTTTGATAATACGCTTATAGGTCGAGCTTGTATACTAAATAACAGTAACAAGGTCGATTTGTCATATAGGCAACCTGACACTCCTGGCGTATCAGGGGAATGGCTTATTGAATCAAAAATATTGCCTACAAAACCAACAAAACGAAAAGTTCAATTTGCTTTTTCTGCACCTTTAGATACTGATGGGGAGTATTTTACTTTAAATGGTGTTGTTTTTACTGCTCGTGAATATCCTTCTAGCAATACTGAATTCTCTGTATCTGATGATTTAAATTCTTCTCTTTTATTAATATCTGATGTTTTAAATGATTATTGGGGGCCTTTAAACGAGGGTACTCTTACTTTTGATTTTGACAATAATCTTTTTACTTGGGAGGTTGGTCAAGAATATGCTGGTACAGCAGGAAATTCTTTGGCGTTTGCTTCTAATACGCCAAAAATAACGGTTGGTAATATTGTTACTGGGAATGATAATAACCTGCAAACAGCAAATTCATTTATTTTATCTTTTAACATCGGCCCTAATCAGATAAATATTTCTCTTGCTGATATATTAAATGCAAATACAACGGGAGAGCTTTTAGCTGATTTATATTGGCCTGATGATTTAGAACAATTTTCTGAAAAGCTTTTAGACTATCTGACTAATGATATTTCATTATCTAGTTATTTTTCCTTCAATTTAGAAACAACTGCCATAAGGCTATATTATAATAATATTCCAACGAGCTATGATGATATCGTTGAAATTTATACTTTATATAGCTTTTTTAATGTTGATACAATACAACAAAATGTCTTACCTAATAGTGGTGTTGTTGAAGAATTATTTATTGGGCAAATTGTTAATATATCAGGAGCAAATGCAATTTTAAAAACAAAATACCCCTCTGTTTTCGAAATAGACGGCTCATATTCTTTTTCAAATGATTTATTCTCCAGGCTTTTTATTCTTGCCAATGATGGAAAGCTAATACCTTTTTCTAATCTAATATTCAGTAATGATAATGGTTTTTATACATTATTGCGAAACCCATTATTTGTTGCTGTTTTGCCTACTAATGAAAGTAATAAGTATTACTTCAAAGAATTTTATTTATTACCGTTTCAATAGTGAATGATCATTTTGATATATCTTGGTTATGGACTACCCTCGGTACGTTGGGCGGTGGTTTTGTTACCTGGCTTTTTGGCCGTAGAAAGCAAAAAGCCGAAACCAAAAGCAACGAACTGGAAAACATAGAAAAAGGCCTGGAGATTTACCGCAATATGATGGAGGATTTAAAAATTGAGCATAAAAATTTAAGAACAGAAGTAAACTCACTGGAAAACAAAGTATCTCAATTACTTGACGAAAATCGAAGCCTGAAGCAAGAAGTACATACCCTGGAGAATAAAGTATCGGATTTGCTGCAGGAAAACCGAAGCCTTAAAACCCGAATATCTGAACTTGAAAGCCATAGCCTATGAACGGAGTAAAGTTTCAAACCCAGTTTGATGCAATTTTTGGCACCAGAGATCGCCAAAATGTAGCCTGTGCCCTGGCATGCAAAAAAATGATGAATGATGCCGGATTTTTAGAAACCAATTCTACCGATCGTATTGATATGCTGGTATGGAATAAAACCAACCAGCTCACCAAGGCAAAAACATTTTTAGATGCTCAGCTTTTACTGGATGATTGCCTGGCTAAAGGATATCCTGTAATGGTAGGGGTAAACCGGCAAAACAGCTCGGTGGGAAACGCCAATAAAGCCACCTCGCATTTTGTGGTAATAGTAGGCAAAACGGCTGCCGGTTACCGTTTCTTTGATCCGGGTACCAGCCACGAATCAAAAGGTACTCATGCTACCAACCTGCTAAAAGCTGATGCTAATGGCTGGCTTCGCGGAATTTCTTTTTACAACAAACGGGAGTACATCGTTACCGAAGTACGGCCATCAATTAAAAAATAGTATGCGATATTTTTTCATGTTCATAGGTTTGGTTTTGTTAACGGCCTGTTACACCGCAGAAAAGTGTAACAGGCTTTTTCCTCCATCCATCAGCACCGAATACATAAAAGAAACAAAAGACAGTATAGTTTACCGCGATACAACCATCCACATTCCTGCCGATACTGCCTCCATCCGCATTCAGCTAAAACTGCTTTGTGATAGCTTGCTGGTACACAAATCAGTTCAGCTTCATGCCAATTCCGGCAGAGCATCCATTACCTTAACGGCTACAGATGGTGTACTTACCGCTACAGCCGTTTGCCATGAACTTCTAATGAAGTTCACGCTCAGAGAGGTGATTCGTAAAACACTGGAGAAGTTTACCCACAAAGAAGCCCGGACGATTGAAGTAAACAAAATAAGCCGCTGGCAACGCTTCTTTTTAACCAGCGGATATTTTGCCTGGGGTGTTTTACTGGGGTTTGTAATGCATATTACCCGTAAATGGTGGCTCAAATTGCTGTCCTTTAAGTTGCCGCTTTGCTAAAATATCTTAGCATTCATGATACACCGCAGCAAACTGCCCGTAATATGGAACCGCAAAGATGCCAAAGGCAAACCAGTACCTTTTTCGCTGAAGTTTGTAAAAAAAAGCACCGGTGAAATAATTCATATCCTAAGCGCTACGCTTACTTCTGAATTTTTCCCGAAGCGCTGTATCAACATTAAGATTGATGGATCGGACGAGATCCGAACCATCCGCACTATTACTATTATTGAATTTAACGGGGAGGAAGTTTATGTCTGAAATTATCAATCATGGAGACGGCATTTACGAATCTCCAAACAAAGGTGTTTACCTTTCCGGAGTTAAAGCTGCAATTACCATTGGGCAAAGCAGCCGTATTTTTGAAAAGCCGGATGCAGATCCTATCCCTAACCCCAATACAAAGTACAGAAAAATTGTACCCTGGGGCGAAAACAACGACCTGCCTAAGCAAGTATTAGACAAGGTTAAGCGAAGCGAAATCGTTTCGGCCAACCTGTTTTTCAATATTCTGGTAACCTATGGAAGTGGCATTGAATACGGCCGCATAGTACGCGATGAAAGAGGTCTTAAAAAGCTGGAACCTGTAGAAGTGCAGGAGATTGAAGATTTCTTTGAAATGAACGACATCCGTTCATACCTGCTCAAAGAGATTACCAACCTTCAATTGTTTGGCATTGGATTTCCGGAACTCATCATGAATAATGATGTTGACGGAAAAAGAAAGGTAATTGGTATAGACTCCAAACAGGGAGTTTTTTCCCGTTGGGAAGAAATGAACCCCAAAACAGGCTACATCGAAAATCATTTTTACTCAGCCAAATGGGGCGAAACCATTACTGAGAAAGATATTGTTGTTACCCCTGTGCTGAAAGATTATGCCACGGTACTGGATGCTATGCAGCGCACCGGAAAACGACCCAATGAGGATGGGAAACTCAAAGATCTGAAGGAAGCCAGGTTCATTGTACCGGTATCTATTCCCACGGAAGGCCGGTTGTACTATTCTCATCCTTACTGGTGGAGCATGTTTGATTCCGGATGGTATGATTTTGCTGTTGCCATTCCTGAGTTCAAAAAGTATATCATGACCAACCAGGCTACCATTAAATACCACATAGAACTCACAGATGATTACTTTAACCGCATCTTTAATGCAGAAGGTATTACCGATCCGGTGAAAAAGCAGGAGCGTACCAAGAGAGAATATCAGGATCTCAACAAGTTTCTTTCCAACACCAAGAACACTGGCAAATCTGTGATTTCATTTACCAGATATTCACACGAAGGAAAGGAACTGGCCAGTATGAAAATCAAAGTCATTGAAAACCATTACAAAGGCGGGGAGTACATTGAAGATAGCGAAGAAGCCAGCAACATATTATCGTATGCAATGGGCGTTCACCCATCGCTTAACGGATCGAGCCCCGGTAAAAACAAAACCATTAACGGCACAGAAGCCAGGGAACTATTTATCATCAAGCAAGCCTTGATGAAACCGATCCGGGATATGTTGCTGAAGCCGTTTTATGTGATTAAAAACCTGAACGGCTGGCCCAAAGAAATTCAGTTTGAAATACCCAACCTGATGCTTACCACTCTTGACCAGGGTACCGGCTCACAAAAAATCATCAGCTAATGGCGCTTTTTAAAACCATAGAAGAAATACAGGATTGCCTGAAAGTAAACATCACATTTGAGGTGCCTGATTTTTTGCCGTATGTGGATGCAGCCCAACGAAAGTTTCTTAGAAAATACCTGGGCGATGCACTTTTAAGTGCATTGGATGCCTGGTATAATACTGATCCTCTTCCCAGCAATCCACATTACTCTGCCCTGCTGCCATACACACAAAAGGCTGTAGCGCAGTTCGCCTTTTCTATGA